CGTTGGCGTGGGTGGCCCCCTAACTGGTGAGCCTGTGGATATGCTGATTATGGATGACATCTACAAGGATGCCAAAACGGCATGGTCGCCCACGGTGAGGGAATCGATAGAGGATTGGTACGACACGGTAGCCGAAACGCGCCTTCACAACGACAGCCAGCAGCTCATAGTCTTCACTAGATGGCACGAGAATGACCTAGCCGGGCGATTACTGGAGCAGCAAGGGATTTACGACCCCGTAACCAACCCCAACGGGTGGGTAGTGGTAACCTATCAAGCCATTAAGGTGGGTAAACCAACGGCTTACGACCCAAGGGAGGAGGGCGAACCCCTCTGGCCAGAGCGGCATAACCTGGAGAAGCTAAAGGCGGTAAGGAATAGGAATAGCCACGTATTCGAGTCGCTATACCAGCAGGATCCCAAACCGCTACAGGGGCTAATGTACGAGCAAGGCTTTCGAGAGTACGATGTGATTCCCTACTCGGCCAAAATGGTGCGAAAGAACTATACCGATACGGCGGATACTGGCGACGATTACTTGTGTTCCATCTGCTACACCGAGACAGAGGATGCCAACTACGTGACCGACATCTTGTACACGCAGAAACCGATGGAGTACACCGAGACGAAAACGGCCGAGATGCTCACCAAGCACCAAACGCAGGTATGTATTATCGAGAGTAATAACGGGGGGCGTGGGTTTGCCCGCAACGTGGAGAAGCAGGTAAGGGCGCTTAACAACACCAAGACCCGCTTCAAGTGGTTTCACCAGAAGGATAACAAGGTGGTGCGCATATTCAGCAAGTCGGCCGATGTGCAGAATATGGTCTACTTCCCGAGGGGTTGGGATAAGATGTGGCCAGACTTTTACCAAGCTGTAACCACCTACATGAAGGTGGGTAAGAACGACCATGATGACGCTCCTGATGCGCTAACAGGAACGGTTGAGTGGAGAGGTAAGGCGGTGAGCCGCGCCAAGGATTTGAGTGGAGTATTCTAAAACAACTATAAGCCATGGAAAACGAGATTGAGAAGCTGATACAGCAGGGCGGTGAGGACACCACCTACAGCATCATCATTGAGAAGCTTAAAAAGGGACGGGTGGCGAATGAAACCGCTGCCGAGGTAGCCAAGAAGCAGCTTGACCCGCTCCAGCACGACGTGTTCGATCGCATCAAGAGACCCGACAGGAAGGTGAAGATTGACCCCGACGACCCCGATTTCCAGCCCACCGAGAACACGGTGAACGTGATGGAGGGTTCAGTTTCCCCAACGGGTTACCGATTGGAGCCAGTGGCAAGGGTGGCCATAGCCCTACAGAAGCTCATTGTGAAACGGGCGGTGGCGTTCGCTTTTGGTAATCCCGTGGAGCTGAACGCTGAGCCTGAAGATAAGAGCCAGGAGGATGTGCTGAAAGCCCTGAAACGGGTGCTCTACGACGTGAAATCGAAATCGCTTAACCGAAGGGTAGGGCGTAACCTGTTCAGCTGCACCGAGGTGGCTGAGGTGTGGTACCCCGTGGAGCGCAAGAATAAGACCTACGGCTTCGAGAGCAAGCACAAGCTACGCTGCGCCATATTCTCGCCCCTGCTAGGGCATAGCCTTTACCCCTACTTCGATGAGCACGGCGACCTCATCGCCTTCTCTCGCGAGTTCACCGTTACCGTGGAGGGTAAGGAGGTGAGGCACTTCGAGACCTACACCAGCAACCTCATATACCTGTGGGTGCAGGGGTTAAACGGCTACGAGCTGGTGGATGGATACCCCAAGAAGATCGAGATTGGCAAGATCCCTATAGTGTACGCGCACCAGCCACAGGTGGAGTGGGCCGATGTTCAGAACCTGATTGACAGGCTGGAAAAGCTGCTATCGAACTTCGCCGACACCAACGACTACCACGCTGCTCCGAAGATTTTCGTAAAGGGGCAAATCACGGGCTTTAGCAAGAAGGGTGAGAGCGGAGCTATAATTGAGGGCGACGAGAACTCGGAAGCCTCCTACCTGTCGTGGCAGAATGCCCCAGAGGCCGTTAAGCTAGAGATTGAAACCCTACTAAGGTTGATATACACCATCACCCAGACCCCAGACATCAGCTTTGAGGCGATGAAGGGTATCGGGCAAGTATCCACACAGACTATGAAGTTGATGTTTATGGACGCACACCTCAAGGTGGCCGACCATCAGGAGGTGCTGGACGAGTACATGCAGCGCAGGCTGAACATCATCAAGGCCTACATCGGGAAGTTCAACGCCAAGCTGGGCAGCGCAGCAGAGGATCTGTTCGTGGAGCCTGAGATTGTGCCCTACATGATCGTGGACGAGGCCGCCGAGATCAAGATTTGGCAGGATGCCAACGGGGGCAACCCGGTGATGTCGCAGAAAGCATCATTCCAAAAGGCAGGGCTAACAAACAATCCCGATGAGGACTATGAGCAGTACAAGACGGAGGAGTCAAGCAGAAGCTCATTCAGCGTATTCGAGCCAACCCCCGCTTAAATCTACTAATTATGATTAGAAGAAGTAAGGTAAAGGACGCGCCCCCAAAGGTTGACTGCCTAAAGTGCGCTTACAACAGCGGCAAATCAGAGAACCACCTAACCGATTGTAGCCACGCCGAGCGCAACCCGAGGGGCGCTAAGGTGGGAACTTGGCTCAAGGAGTGTAGATACTACACAGAAAGAAAATAATGGCTAAAAAGGCTAAAAAAACGGGTTTCTCAATTCAGGGCTTCGACGCTGCTCACTACAGGCAGACGGAGGAGTACCTGAGGGCTATCGATGCCATCTACCAGCAAGCGGTGAACGACTTCGCCCTGCTGGGTGAAAGGCTGAAAATAGACCCCGATAAGCCGTTTAGCCTTGCCGACTACCCCAGCGCCAACGCCAAGGCGCAGCAGATTGTTAACAACCTCGCTAGCCGTATGCAGGCGGTAGTAACAAAAGGCAGCGAGCGCGAGTGGCTGTACGCTTGTAAGAAAAATGACGAGTTCCTGAACCACATCCTGAATACCTCCAGGCTATCGAAGAAGACCCTCCAGAAGTTTCAGGATAGAAACCTGAGCGCGCTGAGCGCCTTCCAAAAGCGCAAGGTGGATGGGCTCGACCTGTCGAAGCGGATTTGGCGATATGCAGACCAGTTTAAGTCACAGATGGAGCTAGGGCTCGATATTGGGCTTGGCGACGGGAAATCGGCGCAGGGGCTTTCCAAGGAGCTGAGATCGTTCCTGTTTGATCCCGACAAGCTATTCCGAAGGGTGCGGGATAAGCACGGAAACCTAGTGCTTTCAAATAATGCCAAGGCCTTTAACCCCGGGCAAGGGAAGTACCGAAGCAGCTATAAGAATGCGATGCGCCTCACCCGTTCCGAGATCAATATGGCCTACCGGGAGGCGGACCACCTGCGCTGGCAGAAGTTGGATTTCGTGGTGGGGTTCGAGGTGAAGGTCTCTAATAAGCACGAAGCCTTTCTGGTGGAGTGGGAAAAGAGCAACCCGGGCAAGGTGGAGATATGCGACCAATTGAAAGGAAGCTACCCTAAATCATTCGTATTCAAGGGTTGGCATCCCCAATGCATGTGCTACGCCGTTCCAATCCTGATGAACCCCGACGAGTATAACACCGACGAGCTGAACGAGCTCAGGGCTGCGCTCAGGGGTGAGGATTACAAGAAGTTCCAGTCGCGCAACACGGTTACCGATATGCCGGAAGGCTTTAAGGATTGGGTGCAAGCCAACGCCGAGCGGGCGCAGGGATGGAAGTCGCAGCCCTACTTCGTGAGGGATAACTTTAAGGGGGCGAATTTGGAGAATGGGCTGAAGCATAACTTAGAGTCAATTACACTTAGTATAGTTAAGCCGATAATCACCAAGTCAATTCCAGAAGCAGTCAAGGCGATGGCGGAATATAACCCATCGCCAAGCCAAAGGGTTATATTGGAAGAGTACACGGGGGGAGGTTACAATAAAATGAACGGTGATTTAAGATTCAAAAAGCATATTACGGAGGAAAGCCAAAGAAGAATCGATGAGCTTGATAGGTTCTTGCAGCAAGCTCCAAAGGTTGAAACAACAAGCTACAGGGGGATGACGCTGGATGAAACATTATGGCAGAGGTATTCTCAACTAAAAAAGGGTTCAATATTTAGCGACAAAGGGTTTATGTCAACATCCTATGATAAGGTAGAGGCTATGAAATTCAAAACGGCAGCGCAGTACCAAATGGAAATCACAGTAAAAGGCAAGAATGGTGTTTTGGTGGAAAAGCTAAGCCTAAAGCCTAATGAGAAAGAAATCCTTTTTAACAGGGGGGAAGAATTTATAATTGAAAGTATTAAGGTTCAAAAAAAAGGAGTTACAGGAAAAATAGTAATGACTTTGAAGCAATTGTAACGATATTTTTTGTATCTTTATAATAAATACACACCACATTATGAGCGGAATTATAGAGGACAATGTACCATTGACTGAAATTGCTTGTAATACATGCAAGCATTTTCACAGAAAAGTCGACAGAATAAGTTGTGATGCTTTCGATCGAATACCTAAAGAAATCACAACAGGACAAAATATGCACAGCGAGCCGATGCCTGGGCAAAAGAATAGCATTGTTTACGAGAAGGAGTAGCCATGTACAACGTAGAACCAACTCAGTTTAGGGAGTTCATTAAAAAGAACGCCCTCGATACCAGCAAGCCGCACATCACCACAACACCCTGCTTGGTTGAATGGAGGCGAGACGAAAAGATAATGGCAAAGGTTGAGGTGATTTGTAAGGACGAACTCCTCAGCGTGATGACTGGTATGTTGTCAAAAGCGATTCACAACAAATACTGGATACGAGGCAATGAATGGAAGGTGGATGAAAACGGTGACCCAATAAAAGAACTTTCTATTTAACATAATTAACCTAATATTTCCAAACAGCGCGCCCAACCGTGCAGGCCGTTTTCTTTTACGCCTCCCTACAGCCTCCCAACGTGTTGTGTATCAGCGTGATACGATTTACTGATTCCTTTCGAGAAAAAAACCCCGCCGCAATGGAGTAACTCGCTGTGTATCAACACCCCTTGTTGATGTAATATTTTGCGTTGTGTGTGTAATGCGAAATGTTTATTACGGGTAATGTCCGTTACATCGGCAACGGCACCTTCCCCAGCACCCTGCTGCTGACATGGGTGTAAACCTCGGTAGTTCGACTGCTGGAATGCCCCGCAATCTTCTGAATGATCCTTAAATCCGTTCCCGCCTCCAACAACGAGGTGAAGCACGAATGCCTTAAGCTGTGAAAATGGTACTTGGCTCCAAGGTACTGCTTAACGAGTTGGTTGCAGCTGGTGGCTGAGTACTGATTCGATAATTGACCATTGAATAGGTATTCCTTTGGCTTGTAGGCCTTGTAGTACTCCCTTAGGGTATCGAGTAGGCTGGGAGATAGTGGCACTACTCTATCCTTTCGCCCTTTGGCCTGCCGAACGGTGATTAGCATTCTTTTAGAGTCTATATCCTTTATCTTAAGGTTTATAACCTCACTAACCCGAAGCCCTACGGAGAAGGCAAGCATCAAAATTGCCTTATGCTTTAGGTTGGGAATTGCACTAATACGCTCAACTAGGAACTCGGCATCGATTACCTGCGGCAACTTCTTCTCCTTCCTTGGGCGGGTGAAGTCCACCTTATCGTACTTGCGGTTTAGTACCTTTTCATACAGAAACTTAATGGCATTGATGATCTGGTTCTGCTGCGAAATGGACGTGAATGGAAACCCATCGAGGTAACCCTGAAAATCGGCCGAGGTGAGATGCTGAGGATACTTACCCACCGCCTCAAGGAACTTACCCGTGTAATGGCTATACACCTCAATGGTTCGGTTAGAATAATTGAGGTATTTAAGTTTTTGATTGTAAATCCTTAAAACGCTGTCGTACATAACTCAGTGTATTAGTTGAATAGGTAATGAATTTGCTATATTATAGTTATGCTTCAGGCTAAGAAAACGACAGTCAACCAATTGACGATTTATAAAAAGAATGAAAACCGAACCAATAAAATTTGTAAATTTGTGGTTTAAAGAAATTTGAATGGAAATATTGACAGACATATATTTAGGTGACAGCAAAGAGAAATTAAAATTACTCTCTGACAATTCCGTTGACTTAATTGTAACTTCTCCACCGTATGCTGACCAAAGAAAAAGTACTTATGGTGGAATTCATCCCGATAAATACGTTGAGTGGTTTTTGCCAATTTCCAAGCAGTTACTGCGAGTCTTGAAACCAACTGGGACTTTCATATTGAACATTAAGGAAAAAGTTGTTGAAGGAGAACGAAGCACTTATGTGATGGAATTAATTTTGGCAATGCGAAAACAAGGTTGGTATTGGACAGAAGAGTTTATCTGGCACAAAAAAAATTCGTATCCTGGTAAATGGCCAAATCGTTTTCGTGATTCTTGGGAAAGACTTCTTCAATTCAATAAGGACAAAAAATTCAATATGTACCAAGAAGAAGTAATGGTTCCAATGGGTGATTGGGCAAAGAATAGACTTAAAAACCTTTCAGAAACAGACAAAATTAGAGATAACTCCAAAGTTGGTAGTGGATTTGGAAAAAACATTTCGAATTGGTTGGACAGAGACAAAGCATATCCGACTAATGTTTTGCATCTTGCTACAGAATGTAACAACAAGAATCACAGTGCAGCATTTCCTGAAGAACTTCCAGAATGGTTTATAAAACTTTTTACAAAGCAAAATGACACTGTACTTGACCCATTCATGGGTTCAGGTACAACTTTAGTTGTTGCAAACCGTATGAGACGTAATTCAATCGGAATAGACATTGTTCCAGAATATTATGAAATGGTTAGGAAGCAACTTCAACCAGTCGAACTTTATTTACTAGAACCAAAAGCAAAATATGAAAAAACTAAACCTGAAAGACGTATCGCAGTACGTTGAGAAAAATATTGGAACTTTCCACGAAAAACGAATACAGAGTCTTGATAGCCTTAAACTTTCGCAAGTCCTTAAAAGGAAAAATCCGTATTTATTCAAAGCAAAGTACGTCCTGACAGCAGAGAAAATTATTCGTGGAATTGTTGATGCACATATTTCATCAAGTGAAGAAGGAATCTTTGGAGACTGGCTTGAAGGACTTGCTATATACATAAACGAGAAAGTTTATGGCGGCAAAAAATCAGGGATACTTGGTATTGACCTTGAGTTTGATAAGGACGGAGTTCGTTACATTGTAAATATTAAATCAGGTCCAAATTGGGGAAATAGTTCTCAAATTGCAAAAATGGTTTCAGATTTCAAGACAGCAAAAAAGACATTAAGAACAAGTAATTCAAAACTTAATATTGTTGCTGTAAATGGTTGCTGTTATGGACGAGACAACCAAACGCTTCGTGTTTTATTTTTTGCCAACTCACAAAATATTTTGAAATTCTTTACTAACCGCAAAAATGGCACATTTGGTTATGCCCAAACGCAAGCCAACCTTTCACAAAACCCAAAGA